GTAGTGCTTGATCAGCATCGACTGGAACTTGGCCTTCGTGACCGGACCGCGGTGCTTGAACCGAGCAACGAACTTACGCTCGGTACCAGTGTTGTAGTGCAGGTAGCCACCGTGGTATTCGAAGTTGGTCTTAATGAAAGCGGTCATGATGATCTCCATTCCTTATATTTTTAGTATAGTATATTTTCAAAATAATGTACACTAAAAAATGCACGGCCTCACATTTTTTTTTGAAAAAAATTACATTCGGTAAATTTCCTTTCGCCACCAGTTAGCTTCGTCCTGGTTGAACCTGGATTGTCGTTCCCAAAATGTCATTTTACGTTCGGCAATTTCAAGTTCCTTGGCGGCTTGAATTTTTTCACGTGTATCGGGAGAATTCATGTAAATGTGCTTAAGGACAAAATGATTGTATGAATGATTAGCCCATTGCGAGTTAGGGTTCATTCGTTTAATGTCAATATGAAAACCACCCTTAGCGTTGCCGTCGTCGTAGAAAATAGCCATGATATTTCTCCTTGTCAGAGAACCCTTATATCATGTTTTGAATATATTGTAAACAAAAAAAGAGGGGAGCCTCTCGACTCCCCTCCAAATGCGTGTAGCAGGAGGAACCCCACCTGTAATCCTGCCTATTCCAATCGTCAATTAAGACACTTGCCTCTTTTACGGATGAAACCGTAAATCCACGCACCACATAGTGTACTAGTATTTATACAAGAAAGACGTTTTGATCTAAGGAAATGTTGCTTTTTTCAAGAAAAAATGCAGGAGTCCATCCATCAAAGCCACCGCCAAAGTTCAAGTGGCGGCAAAGAGTTTTGGCTTCTTCCTTTGTGATATCGCTTTTAATAATTTGGCGAGTTCCAACTTCTACAACTTCGTAAGTTGAATGAACATATCCAGACTTAACTCCAGGTTGAGTTACTGAAGGAGTAGGAGCCCAATCACCAGTTGCCTGTACCTTATAGTTTACCATCACTTGAATCCTTCAAACTTACTACGGTTGAACTTATTTGCTGGTTTAGACTCTTCATTGAGTCGACTACCAGAACTTGACGTATCAAACACAGGAGTATCATCATCCATTAGATCTTCCTGTGCAGATGCTTCTACATTATAGAGTCTCATCTTTGAGTAGTCCACACCAATCACAAAACGCTTGTGAACGGCTGGATCTCCATAACGATTCTTTAGCTGCTTGACCATGATTTGGCTAAGCTGGCGAAGTTCATCACTGGTTACCAGAGCAAACATAAAGTCAGCAGTTGCTGGCAAACCAAACGATTCAGAAGTATCTTCCAGACCAACGTCAGAGTTACTATAACCAGAACGAGTTGTCTGAGTAGCCGAGACAATAGGAACATTGAACTCAACAGCCAGACCACGAAGCTCTTCAGCGATTGCCTTGATGTAAGTATACGAGTTCACGTTGGCACCCGCCTTGATACGTGAAGAAGCACAGATGTTCAGATAGTCGATGTAGATAATATCTGGAACAAAGTTCTTTTTGAGACTGAGCTCGTTGAGCAGGTGACGAAAGTTAGCCGAACCTGCTGATGCAGTAGGATATTCTTTCACAATCAACTTGCCTTTAGCACGATCACGAACTCGACCAATCAGTTTGTAGTAAATTGTCTGTGGAAGTTCTTTGAGTTCGTCAAGCGTAACACCGAGCAGATTAGCATCAATACGTTCAGCAATTCGTTCTTCAGCCATTTCCATGGTGACATACAGAACGTTCAGACCAGACATCAAGTTCTGTGCGGCACTATGACACATGAACAAAGACTTACCAACGCCGGTACCAGCAAGAGCGATATTCAGAGTCTTACGTGGCAATCCACCCTGAGTGATCTTGTTAAAGAAGTCAAGATCAAATGGAATGCGAACTTCTTTGCGATGATAGAACTCGTATCGAGCATCCGCATCATCAAGAAAGTCGTGGCCGATCGACTGGTCAAACGACACACCGAGTGCATCTTGTAGGATCTTTGGGATAGATCCTACACTAATGGAATCGTTCTTACTTGAGTCCACAATCTGAATCGACTGCATCAGTGCGTTGTAAAGAGCTTTGTCCTTACAGAACTTTTCAGTTGAGTCAACCAGCCAATTGATATCTTTCTCTTCAGACTTTTCAAGAGTTGAAACGAGTTCCTTGGCTCGCTTGAACTGGTCTTCAGACAGACCTGTCTTTTCATTCAGGTCGATATCAATAGCAGCCTTGGTCGGAAACGAATTATACTTGTTCACATAATCAGTGATCAGGTCGAACACAGCACGGTCAACCTGATCACCAAAATATTCAGACTTTAAGAATGGGATTACCTTACGTGCATACTCCTCGTTGTTGATAAGATTGCCAAAGATAACATTCTCAATTTTCATATAATTTCCTCTTAACAAATGTCTATAATATCATGACCAAATAATTTTGTACAACATTTATTACTGTTAATTTGATTCATATGTTCATAATAACGTTTTTTATAGCTTAACTTACAGAACCACAATTTATTTGGTGTTGACATAAATGGTACTAATGTAGGTGACATATTCATGTATTTAAAAATGCCCTCTGTAACAGATGGCCACCAATGATTAAAGTAATCATCAACAATAACTACACCTTCATTGGCAATGAACCTAGATGCTAGCTGCATATCATTAATAACATGTTCTACGGTATGACCACCATCTACAGAAATATATTTGTATTCGGTTGGAATTGAATCGAATGTTCTATGATCTGTTGAATCGCCATCTCTTATGATAACATTATTGCCACGGTGTATATCGTATGCACGCAAGTTATCTAAGAAGATATTACGATCTCCTTCGCCTGATGCATCAATGTTAAGATCTTGACGTTCAAATACATCTACTGCAACAGAGTCAAACCCATGTACGATTGAATTTAACGCAATAAAAAACTGGCCGTGATGGACACCGATCTCCATAATACCGTGTTGTTTATTGATATCAATGTTCTCTAGAAAGTCTAATGCCCATATAGTTTGAATGGGACAAAAACCAATAATATTATTGTAAGCTTTGTCTAGATATTCGGCCAGTTCTTTTCTCATCAATCGTCCTCCAGGACTTCATAAACAGAGTCAACTTCATCTTCCTGCATGATGTTACCGGAAGCCACACGATACTTGTTCTCAACGTACTCGTTGAACTTAGGACACTGCAGAATTGGATGCCAGAAGCTGAAGCTATAGGTATCATTCATGCGATAAGACTTGTCAAGGATCTCACCGGTCTCCATGTCGACACGCTGGAACCAGCCAACCTTCGGCTTGATCACATGACCAGACTCAAGAGCCATGTCCATCAGGCCAGACCACTTACTGATACCTTCATCCCAAGAGACTTCAATCGGAATCTTGCTCTTCTCCTTGACGAAGCGAGATTTTTCAACGTTGATAATGAAGTTATAACCAACAACATCCTTGCCATCCTTCTCCTGCTGGCGACCAAGGATGAAGATGTTATCAGCCGAGTAGTAGATACCAGTACCGCCAGACACGACTGGCTTCGAGAACATTTCCTGAGTCATATAGGTGTGGTTCACCACAACCATCGGAATGTCCTTGATGGTCAGGTGAGGAGTGACCATGCGGAACAGAGACTTGAGTTGCTTGGCACGAGTCATGTCAGCTGCTGAGTTCTGCTTCAGAGCATCTTCAACTTCCTTCTTCGAAGCCAAGTTACCAACTGAGTCAATGATGATCATGACGCGTTCACCACGACCGATCTGTTCGAGCTGGCTCATGATGTCAAACTTCAACTGTTCGATGTCGGTGATCGGAGTGTGAAGAACACGACTGGTATCGATCTTGAATGAGTTGAAGTAAGCTTGAGGTGTACCGAACTCCGAGTCATAGAAAAGCAAAACCGAGTCAGGATACTTGTCCATGTAGGCCTTGGCCATCAGAAGACTGAACGAAGTCTTAAAGTGCTTGGATGGCCCGGCCCAGATGGTTAGACCAGGAGCAAATCCTCCATTGATCTTACCCGAGAGAGCAATATTGATTGCAGGGACCGAGGTAGGGATTGTGTCCTTCTCATTGAAGAACTTCGAGTCGGCAAGAATATCAGTATCTTTGATTGTAGAATTCTTACGTAGTTTATTCAGTAGATCAGACATATAAACTCCTTGTTCGTAGTATTACAGTATATTCGGTGTATGAAATAATGTCAACCAAGAATAGATGCCAGTTTCTTTTTAAATGCTTCAATCTTTTCTTTACGGTTCGGCCAATGGATGTAAGCATTCTTGTCAGCATCTTTGGCTAGGTTATTTAACAGAGGAAGAATGAGCTTGTACATCTGCTCTGCTTTTTGTTGTCCCTCTTCGGCTGCTGCTTCGGCTTGTTGAAAAACCTCGTCGCTGACGGTGGTAAATCCAAAGTCGAAGTCGTCATCTAGATCTAAATTAGCCATTGATAACTCCTGTTACCCAATTTTCAGCACAGTCTCGAGCATAGTAGATTGATTTGCCAGTGAGACTGCGAGTTTCTACGAGTCTATTGTCCTTGTATAGATTTACATAATACAAATTGTTTTCTTCATCCTTGCAGAGCTCTGATGCTCGATTTGCGTATTCTACGACGCCAATGTATTTGTCGATAATCATGAGAACCAATCCTCCAGTGTTGCGCGTTTTTCAGTTTGCCAGCCAATCGTCTTGATGATCGATTCGATCGGACTAAGATAGCCTTTCTCAAACTGAACATCATAGTCGATATACTGATGCATTTCAAATTCTGGTGGAAGACCGTTCGAACAGGAGATCACATGTTCTCTTGTTGGATTTGGATTTTTGAGATAGACAAACTTAATCTTCTCACCGCTGGCAATTGTTTGGTATTTATTTTGAAGCTTCAACTTTTCAATCATCCGATTGAAGACAACCGAACCACGAACGTGAATGGGTGTACCAGATTCGAAGCGACCAAAGCGATACCACTTTTCAATGTCCTTGACACCACGAGTGAATGCCACATCTTCAAAAGTCAGTGTACGGAACTTAGCACGAAAATCTGCGATATACTTTTGTAGATCTGCTTCGCTGTTGTTCATGATAATCTCGAGAGACTTCTTAATGCTTTCACGGCAAGCAGTCGGAGTCGAAGAGCGAACTGCTTCAATGCCCATCATCTTCAGCTTTGGCTTTTCGTACTGCACACCTTCAGAGTTCCAGACATTGAGGATGTACATCTTCTTAGCTTTCCAGATGCCCTTGTTCGCGATGTTTTCTCGCTTCATTTGCATCTTTTGATCGTAAGCATTCATGTAGGTTGCAAGTTCTTGATAGGATTTATCAATAAACGGTTCAATGCGCTTCTTACAAGCCTTGTCAAGAAACTCTACAATCTTCATATCTTCGGCGCCATTTGGAAACACATGATTGACCAGACCCTCGAGTGTAATATAAATCGAGTCAGTATCAGAAGCAATCACATAGTCTTTATTCTTGGTGCCGAGTAGATCATTGAGATATTGATTGATCTTGTTTTCAATCCAACGAATGCTGAGCTGACCAGAGGTAGTAATGGCTTCGGCGTTGTTCACATCGAACCAACGGAACCACTTGTTACCAAGAGCACCGTAAGCTGAGTTTAGCTGAATTTTCTTAGCCATCTGCATGTTATCAAGGCGAGCAATCTCCTTGACCAACTTAGGATCCTTAGTCTTTTCGTATTCCTTCTTGCATTCGATCATTTGCTTCTTGTACCGAGTACGATCATTGTACATACGATCCATCAGGCTCGGAAGGAAGCCACGCTTGTCTTTCGTGTAAACACAAAGGTTGGCGGCGATAGTACAGTTTGCGTTCTTCATATCAGTCGCATACTTACTCGCGCCGCCAACAAGTAGGTCGTCGATTGTCATCTTATCGCCCAAGCGAGTTACAAGCGTCTCCGGAGAGATGTTGTATTGCATAATAAGATGAGGGTAAAGGGAGTTCAAATCGAACGACACCACCCATTGACTCATACCAAGCTTTGGTTCTTTCACGTAGCCACCAACGAATGGTCTATCATTCTTGTTCTTATTGTTTTGATAAACAACGATCTTGCGATCAAGAAGATAGTTATGAGTAATGATGTCCCACTGTTTTACAGAAGCCAAGCAGTCTTCATAGTTTACCTTGGCATCGTATGCCATGGCATAAACAAGTTCAATAAGCTTCAGTTTGTCTTCAAGCTTTTCAACGAGTTCAACGTCGTGAATGTTGTACTCAATATACTTTTGAAAGTTCTTGAAACGAAGATCATCAAGATTATCATATTCAGAATAGTCGAGCTTCTGTTCACCGAGTTCTACCTGAGTGATATAATCGAGTCGATAAGACTCTTGCTCAGTGTAGGTAAACTTCTTGTACAGATGCATGTAGTCCAGTACGGCAATGCCTACTGGTGTATAGGCCACATTGGTTCGGCCTCGAATTTCGACTTTGTATTCTCGTAGGATTTCCCACGGGGAAACACGTCGTGCATGCTCTTCACCGAGAATCTTTTTGATTCGGTTGATAACGTATGGAATGTCGAAGAACTCGATGTTCCAGCCGGTGACAACGTCGGGGGAATAAAGCGATCCGTTCCACACTTCAAGGAAAGCGAGTAGGAGAGAAGATTCGTCAGCGCATTTGTAGTATTGAACATTAGGTAAGTGCTCCTTGTAATCGCCGCAACCAAAGACTGTTTTCTTACCATTGCGGCCGATGGTAATCGCTGTAATTTCATTGTCAGCCAGTTCAATATCAGGAAAACCGCCTTCAATGCTGGTTTCAATGTCGATCGAGCAGACGGAAACGAGACTCGGGTCGTACCGAATCTCGCCAGGATAGTTGTCGTAGATATACATGTAAGACCAGTCAGTGAGACCATAGATCTCCATGCCGCTAACATCTTCGTACGTCTGTAGGAATTCACGAGCATCGCGCATCGAATCGAAGTCGACTCGCCCAACAAATTCGTCTTTCAAATTTCGATATTCGGTTTGAGTTTGAGATGGGATAAATAGGTACGGCTTATACTTCGTGGCAAACTTTACGGGCTTGCCGTTATTAATTCCACGAACGAGAATCTGATTACCGTGTCTGGTGATGTTTGTGTAAAATTTCATGTTACCTCGCCATTGCACATATTTTAGTTATATCACCACATTCAAATAAAGTAAACACGTAAAAGGAAAAAAAATGCAGCTGACTCTAAATTTTAATTTAGCAGAAATGATTGTTTCTCCTACTGCTAAAAGACTTGGTCTTAGTAATAATCCAACTCAAGAACACATTGAAAACATGCGTTACTGCTGCGAGAAGATCCTTGAGCCAGTTCGTGCTCACTTTGGCAAGCCAGTTCAAATCAATTCATCTTATCGTTCGCCGCTCGTAAACAAAGCAGTTGGTGGATCAAAGACATCTCAACACGTAAATGGTCAGGCAATTGACTTTGAAATTCCAGGCGTTGATAATAGAACTGTAGCAGACTGGGTTGCTGACAATCTCGAATTCGATCAGGTGATCCTTGAGTTCTATACAAAGGGTGATACCAATTCAGGCTGGGTCCACGCTTCCATCAAAAAGGAAGGTGGCAATCGCCGTCAACGCCTGATTGCTTCTAAATCAAAGGCAGGTGGAACTACCTATACACCAGTTGCAGACTTCAATCCAGCTACAACGAAAGCAGCCGGTGCACCTGCTGTCGAGTCTCAAATTACAGACTCGGTGACTGCACCTAAGCCAGCTGTTAGCACCACAGGTCTTGGTCCAATGGCTGCACTTCAAGCAAAGTGCGGTGTAGCAGCTGATGGCAAGTGGGGCCCTGGTACTTACAAGGCAGCCCGTAACTATTTCAAATTAACAAACAACCAAGCAGCTCACTTCTTTGGTCAATGTGCTCATGAGTCTGGCGGATTCAAGGTATTCTCAGAGAACCTAAACTACTCTGCTCAAGGTCTGAATGGAATCTTTAAGAAGTACTTCCCAACAGTAGCTTCAACAGCTGGTTATGCTCGTAAGCCAGAGAAGATCGCCAATAAGGTTTATGCAAACCGTATGGGTAATGGTCCAGAGTCTTCAGGCGATGGATGGAAGTTCCGTGGTCGTGGACCAATCCAGTTAACTGGTAAGTCGAACTATACTCTGTTCTCACAAGATATCGGCCGTCCAGATGTCCTGACAAACCCAGACATCGTTGCTACCGAGCTTGCATTCGAATCAGCTCTATGGTTCTTCCGTAAGAACAACCTGTTTGCAATCGCAGATAAGGGTGTGACAGATGCCGTGATTACTCAAATTACAAAGAGAGTAAATGGTGGCACACACGGTCTTGATGATAGATTGAAAAAGACCAAGCAATTTGCAGCTTGGGGATAAGAAGAAAGAGGGAGGCCAAAAACCTCCCTCTTCTTTTTTATATTGTAACCAGTGAGTAAAGACACATTAATGTCAATGCCACAACCGACCACGCCGATGCCCGAGAAACAGGCACCGTCAAGTCTTCCTTAAACATCTTACTTTTCCTTACGTTCTGCGAGATACTCTGCAGTCGAAGGTGCAGATGTTTCTTCTTCATCGGCAATCTCTACCTTCTTTGGCTTCTTGTGTTCTGGGATAATAGCTTCCAGAACAATCTTAAGAATGCCATTCAGAAGAGATGCACCACGAATCTCTACGTTATCCGAGAGAGTGAAGGTGCGAGTGAAAGGACGCATTGCGAGTCCTTGGTGAAGCATCTGAGGCCACGTCCAATCTCCAGCAGAATCCTGCTCTGCAGGTTCGCCGGATGTGGTGTTACCCTTGATGATCAGCTTGTCGTCCACGATCTCGATCTCAAGATCCTGCTTGGCAAAGCCAGCAACGGCGAGTTCGATCGTGTACTTGTTTTCGTCAATCTTCTT